CCCCGGTACTAAGCCGACGGTGTGAGAAGCCGTTCTTCTATATAATGGTCCTAAGACTTTGCCACTTCACTCTACAGCGTATGTGGAGTGGGTCATCTTGGACTGGAGCTTTTGCTCCTATACAGATAGGGAAACCATGTCAGGAATTTTCACAGACGAACGGCAGCCAATGAACAGACGTTCATTCTTTGCCGACACGATGGGTTACCAAGGCGAACACGACGAAAGTCGTGAAGTCTGGAAACGCTCGCGTATCCAATATCCGGATCTCTTTCAGAGATCTACGGAGAGGGATTCTCGTCCTGTGCTCGACTCTGTTACTTCTTATCGAAGTACCAAAGAAGAGGCATCGGATCAGAATATCGGACAGATGTTCCGCGATAATAAAGGCGTAGCCTTTAATACCGCAGACAACGGTCACGAGTTCTCTACCAGCAAGTACTACGTAACTAATAACGTTACGCCGTTCTTTAATGGTAGTGGTCGATTCACCTATAGTGGTGGATCGTCTGAATGGGGCTATAGGGGTCCTCTTGTTCTTGCAGGCTTCCCTTTTAATATCCCTACCGCCTTTGGCGGTTTGGGTACTATGGGGTTTGTCCGCGACAAGAATGATATCCCTGCGTCCCTAGGCACAAAGGCTATCGCCAGTGTGTCTCCGGTGAAATCTAACGCCAACCTCACTACGGCTCTTCTTGAGCTGAAAGATGGCTTTCCCAAAATGATGGGAAAGGGCCTTAAGAACAATTTTAAGAATAATCCTTCCAAATCAGTTGGAAGCGAATATCTTAATCTAATGTTCGGTTGGGTCCCGACATTGTCGGACATCCGTGAGATCGCGATTGCAATGGTTAATGCTCAAAAGATCATTAGCCAGCATTCTCGTGATACGGACCGAATAGTCCGTAGGCGTTATAACTTCCCGACTGAAACAGAGACTAAGATGGGGAAGGAGACGTTTTTCGCCTCCGACAACATCGATCTCTTCGTTCAGAACCCTCCAACTTGGGCAACCAATTATCCAATTGGTCGCTTTGGTACAGAGGGTCTGTCGACTCAGTCGAGAAGACTTCCTGTTTCTCTTGTCCAGCAGAAGACCACGAAAACGTGGTTTTCTGGAGCCTTCCGTTACCATCTGAACAGTGATCCTGGGGCTTTTGGCCGCATGGAACGCACTGCTCAGGTGGCAAACAAATGGCTTGGTATCCGTGCTGATTTGGATACCTTCTGGCAATTGATGCCATGGTCCTGGTTCATTGACTGGTTTGTAGACGTTGGAGATTTGATCTCTAACGCACAAGCTCAGCTTGATGGCCAGTTGTTGCAGTATGGGTATCTTATGCGTACAACTACGTATAAGAGAACCTTTACAACCGATGAACCGATCACGTTTAATGGTCGGGAAATCGGGCACCTCTCAACCTCTTTTGTTTCTCAGCATAAGAGGCGGGTGCAGGCAACTCCCTTTGGTTTTGGAATCGATCCAGAATCATTTACCGGCTCACAATGGGCCATCCTGGGTGCTCTTGGTATGACTAAGGCACCTAGGACGCTAAGGTAGTTTCTCAACTCCCTTAGTACAATTCAATAATAATTCAATATTAATAGAATAGAGTAGCGCCATGGCTTTTGCCGATCCTCAGTCCATTGGTTCCGCTACGCTTCCGCGTACCGGATTCGGCCCGAGTAGCGGTACCTTCACGAATAGTGATGGCACCGTTAAGCTGACGGTCTCGCATGCCCTTGGCAAGCGTAACCGTCGCAACATTCGGGTCGACTACAGCAAGATTGCTGCAGACCCCTTCGTCGCCGGCCAGTCGGGTAACGTCTCTATGAGCGTTTTCCTGGTGGTCGACGTCCCGAAGCAGGGATACACGGCTGCGGAGCAGGTCACTAACGTGGCTCAGCTCCTCACCCTTCTCACTGCTTCGACGAACTCGAAGCTCACTCAGTTTGTGGGCGGCGAGAACTGATTGGACGAGTCATTCATTTGGTTCGTTCTAGGCATTAGTGTGACTTTGGGAGGTGGTGCGATCCTCGTTATCAATAACGCAGTTCGTACCTCTCCTTCCCGGAGTCGTCACTAACAAGTAAGGTCATGGCTATGGAAGCACTACCCCCTGAATAAAGGAGGAGGCTTGAAAAGCCTTACGTTACTCGCTCACATGGTCCTCGATGATATCGGGGACCGAGTCGGCATTAGTACCTCGCGTGACAAAGAACTTGTCTCGCGACGTGTTGAATCTGAGGGGTTTTCGTTCTTAACGATCACCTTGGCGAACTTTAGTAAGGACTTCGAAAGAAGTCTTGACCTAGGGTCCGTCACTCACGACTTGTTTAAGGGTTTTACCTTTACAAGCAGTCTCCCCCGTTTTCTCGGAGGTTTCTTTGAGCTCATATTCGACCGCGGTACCGGTGTGCTACTTCCGGAGCCTTCAATTGATTCGATCTACTCCATCCGCCAGTTTACTGGTATGTGGAGCAAGATCAAATCTGACTGCACTCCGAAACGGAATGCAGCTGCTTTCGCAGAGTACTTCGAAAGTGAAATTGCCGTTAAGGAAGCCGATGCAGCTAGAACGTCCTCAGATTACTCTGATTATGCTCATGTTGCTCGTCTATTGTTTAGTGACCTTTTCTCCCGTATAGATAAAGTTATCTATGATGGCGAAACGGTCCCCAAGCATGGCCCTGGTTCAACCGCAGATGATACTCTTGGTAACAAGAAATATCTGTGGACGACCTGGACCGATAGATTGGAATATTTATTCCCCGCCAGAGACTTTTTGTCTCCGACACTATCCCTCGTAAATGAGGATGCACTTAACTGGCATGCCCCGGGACAGGAAGAACCTGTTAAGGTCATTACTGTCCCTAAAACGTTGAAAACGCCCCGTATTATCGCCAAAGAACCTGTTCACATGCAATATGTGCAGCAGGGTCTTTTGGAGGTAATCGTTGAGAATCTGCACAGGGATGACATCCTGCGTCGATTCATTCGCTTCGATGATCAAGAGCCTAATCAGTTCTTGGCCATGGAAGGATCCCTTTCGGGGGATCTTGCGACACTCGATTTGAGTGCCGCATCCGATCGCGTTTCCAATCAGCTTGTTATTAAGATGACAGACCTCTGGCCTTCACTTAGTGAAGGCCTGCAGGCCTGCCGTTCAAGAACAGCTGACGTAAATGGTAAAGTCGTTAGACTTGCCAAATACGCTTCTATGGGGTCTGCTCTCTGTTTTCCTATTGAAGCCATGGTCTTTTTGACTATAGTCTTCTTGGGAATCCAGAGGTCGCAGGGCACACGGTTGACCAAAGAAACTATTAAAAGTTTCGATGGCCGGGTGCGTATCTACGGGGACGATATTATCGTCCCTGTAGAATATGTGCAAGACGTTGTTGCTACGCTTACGAGCTTTGGGCTCAAAGTTAATAGCAGCAAGTCTTTCTGGACTGGTAAGTTCAGAGAGTCTTGCGGTAAGGAGTATTACCGAGGCTACGATGTTTCCATCGTTAAGCTTCGCAATTTCCTCCCTACACAACGGTCACACGTTGAAGAAGTGGCTTCACTTAGTGCGTTTAGGAATCAGGCCCAAAGCTTGAGCCTCTATCGCACGGTGGAGCACGTTGATAAACTGATTAAGAGACTTATCCCTTATCCGTTTGTCCTCGATACTTCTCCGGTTATTGGCAGGGTTCCTCTTGATGGCGTCTATGACGTCACTCATTGGGATCATGAAAAACAACGCCCTCTTGTCAGGGGTGTTGCCATTCAATCCATTTTGCCGAGAGATATTCTCGACGATGGACCCGCCCTCCTCAAGTTCTTCCTTAAGAGGGGAATTCTCCCTTCTCAAGTAGGACACTTGGAACGTGCAGGACGTCCCAGTTCCGTCAGACTCAAGGCTGGAAGGTACCAACCTTTCTAAGGTTGGTAGGCTTTTAATAAGCCGCACGGAGATAGCTAGCTATCCCCAGGTGTCGTAAGACGCCCGGAGATGCACTTTTTCAGAC